ATTAGTAGGATATATCGAATATTATTAGGAGAGGAAGATATACCTACATCAGAAAAGAGTGTGTTTTTTAATAACAAATCATACACCGATAAGGTCATGAATAAGTCTATCGATGATATGATAAAAGATAACGAACGATGATAGGAAAATTTATAGGTGGCTTATTCGGTAAGGTAGTAGAAAATGCAGAAGGAATACTTGACAAAGTTATTACAACAGACAAAGAAAGAGATGAAGCGAAGCATGCTCTCAAACGTTTACTACTCGACGCCGAAAAACAAGCTTTCGCAAAAGAAGTCGAAGACAGAAAGAGCGCTAGAGATATGTACAAAGACGATGCACTTATTCAAAAGGTACTTGCAACGTTATTTACAGCAGCGTACTTCGGATTAAGCTTTATGATGTTTAGAGTATTCGTAATGGGAGACTTAGATCTTGGAGAATT